GTTTCCCCCCCGCACGGCTTGTGTGAACTCCAAGAAAACCTACTAGAAAGGGAGCACGCATTTGACTCGCGTACGTTCCCGATCTTGGACGGGTCCCTCAGCCAGTTTTACGGTGAGAGGGAGCGCTCCGTACACCCAGATTCTAGCGGGTGGCACGGAGACGATTGAGGACCTCAAGCATGATCTTTCTTTGCTTGGTACCGCTGATTGCGGTGGTCCCATGCTGTTGAACCGTGAGCTGTATGATTATCAGCTCGCTACGGTTACGTCCGGTGATTGGTCAGGGTCTCGGCATTACGTCCAGCCCTGGCCGCCCGCGGCATTTCCTAAGGAGACCGATGGAAACATCAAAGCCTCTGGAACAACAGCAATCGCCCGTTCCTCGCCGACGGCGCCTTCTTTCCAGGCAACTACGTTCCTGGGTGAGGCTATGTCGGATGGTCTTCCAGCTATAGCTGGTGCTCACCTTTGGCGAGACACCACACGCGACGCCCTGAAAACTAGGGGCGTTGCTCACGGTAGTTCGTCAGAGTTCTTGAACTACCAGTTCGGCTGGGTACCCTTTGTCAACGACCTTCGCAACTTCGCGAAGTCCGTTAAGAACTCGCACAAGATCCTTTCGGATTTCCATGCGGGTTCGGGCAAGAACACGAGGGTAGGTTACCAGTTTCCTCCATCGTCAACGACCGGGTCGCTGAGTGGTACCACCACGAATTTGATTCGGGCAGACAACGTTCTTGGAGGAACTGTGTCAGGGGCAGCCTGGGAGACGCGGCAGAGTCGGACATGGTTTAATGGGTGTTTCACCTATACCATACCGACACCGCCAGGATTCCTGGGCAAGTCCGCCAGATGGGAAGCTGATGCCAATAAGTTACTTGGCACCAGGCTTACACCCTCAGCTGTGTGGAACTTAGCTCCCTGGTCTTGGGCACTCGACTGGTTTGGCAACTACGGGGACGTTATGCAAAACTTGTCCCAGATAGGCCACGACGGTCTTGTGTTGAAGTACGGATATGTGATGTACCATTGGCGCCAAGAAACAATGCGCTATGCGTACTCATCACCTACCACGACCGCAGCCTCGACGAGATATCTCCAAGAGGTAAAGAAGCGGTTTCCGGCTAGTCCGTTCTTCGGTTTCGCTACCCCTGGCGAGCTTTCGGCTCGTCAGGTTGCAATCCTCACTGCCCTTGGTATTAACAGGGCATAGCTGGTTGCGAGTCCAGCTGGGTTTTCCCAGTGAAGATTCGTGATTTTCCAACCACGGCGGTTTGACCGTCAACACACCATAGGAGTCCTGACATGGCATTTGCCGACCCCCAGTCCGTCACCATCAACGCCGTTGCCATTCCGCTTCCGCGGACCAGCAGTGGCGACAACAGTGGCGGTTTCCGTTCGAACGACCAGCTGACGAAGCTGTCCGTTTCCCATCAGTACGGGAAGCGGACTCGTCACATGATCCGGCTCGACACGTCCAAGGTGGCCACTGACCCGCTGATCGCGGGCGTGTCCCTCATGGCGTCGATGAGCGCCTATCTCGTGGTAGATGTGCCCCCTGCGGGGTACTCGAACACGGAGGCGAAGGCTTTGGTGGACGCCTTTACGGCGTACCTCACTGCCTCTTCCGGCTCGAAGGTCACTCAGCTGCTCGGCGGAGAAATCTGACCGAACAGCAGTTCGAATAGGGGTTTGTCAGGCAGGATTCGCCAACCCAGTTAAGGGAGACGATGAAAAGCCTGTTAAACCTTTGGCGTGTACTCGCATATGAACTTGCGAGTGCGTGTCACACAAGCGCCCTCCGCGACTATAAAACGGTCGCGGAGCGTGTCGAACACGAGGGGATGTCGTTTCTGACGATTACCCTCCCTGCATTCGGCAAGGCCTTTGAACGGGCCCTAGATGCCGGCAGTGTTTCCTCTACGATGATCGCCGGTTTTGCTAGCGATCGTCGTGGGCTCCCCCGCTTTCTTGGGGGTTTCCTTAGGAATGTGTTCGACGAACATGGTGCGCTGCTCGACTCAACACCTCTTCTGGTGGATTCCATCGATGCGATACGCCAGTTAACTGGAATGTTCGCAAAGATCGAGCTGCCGTGCACGGATGCACGGACGGCTCGCGCCATCAGAGGCTACGTTGATGCCGATCAGGATACTGGTAACTGGGACGATACTGCCCACGCCGAGATCCTTCAGGACCTGACGCGTGTATCGACCCTACTCTTCGGATCCGCCCTCGCACGCCTGGATAAGGCGATTTGGGACGGAGATGTCACTCCGAAGCATGGTCCCGGTGCTGTGGCCGAGCGACTTCGCGGAAACGCTAAGTTCGACTTGGTTGAGTGGCCGGAACGTCTGGAACGTGTGTTCCGTTATGCGGAGTATGCGACACCCAGTCTGGGGCACGAGTTTAACTATCGTGCCCGGCTTGACCGTGTCCAGTTCCAACCAGAGGAACAGGAGCGTCCCTCACGGATGTGCCTCGTTCCTAAGACACTGAAATCGCCGCGTGTGATTGCGGCTGAGCCTGCCGCGCTGCAGTATATGCAGCAAGCTATTGCTGGCAGGCTCGTGCCTCTGCTGGAGACCTCTCCGGTGGTTGGCCCGATGATTGGCTTTACGGACCAGCTCCCAAATCAGGAGTTGGCCCGTCAAGGGTCCCGTAATGGTGACCTTGCGACGCTCGACATGAGCGAAGCATCCGATCGGGTTTCAGTGCGACAGGTTAACGCCGTGTTGGCTCGGTTTCCATGGGTTATGGAGGCCGTTCACGCCACTCGGTCGCGATCTGTCGAGCTACCAGATGGTTCGATTCATCGGATCAGAAAGTTTGCGTCGATGGGATCGGCGCTGTGCTTCCCGATGGAGGCGATGGCCTTCTTGGCCGCCGTCTTTGTAGGGATTGAACGTGCTACGGCATCGCAGCGACGAGCATCCCACCTCACCCCGGGCGACATTAAGTCGTTCCATGGTGCGGTGCGTGTCTACGGGGATGACATTATTGTCCCCGTAGGCTGTGTCGATGAGGTGATCAAGGTCTTCACCCTTCTAGGGTGGAAGACGAATGCTGACAAGAGTTTCTGGACGGGAAAGTTCAGGGAGTCTTGCGGGGGAGATTTCTACGATGGGCACTGGGTAACACCAGTGCGCGTTCGACGGATGATCCCCCGTCACCTCAGCGATAGTACAGCAGATGTTGTTAGCCTTGTTTCGCTCCGAAACCAGCTCTATGAAAGGGGCTGGTGGAAGACAGCAGGGTACCTTGACCGACTAATCGGTGGTATTCTTCCCCACTATCCGGTTGTCGCGAAAACGGCGTCTGTTCTCGGTAGGGTCTCCTATCTTGTCAACAATGTTGGTGAGAGATGGAACCTCGATCTTCATGTCCCTGAAGTTAAGGGATATGTTGTTCGACCCAAGATCCCCCGCAGTAATGCGAGTGGAGAAGGGCTGCTCCTGAAGTGTTTGCTTGCCTCTTACGAGTCGAGCGATCACCTGGAATTCGCAGGGCGCCCCGTAGCCGTCGACATGAAGCTACGGTGGACTCAGCCTTGGTAAAAGTGGCTGAGTCTGAAGGAGGGGCCTGGGACTAAGTCCCAGGTCTAGAGCGGGCGTTGTAGACGCACGTCGTGGACCTTGATATCCGTTAAGGATGGGTCACACGAGCACGGCGAATGGATGTATGTCCAGTCTGC